AACAGAACCTGTACCAGGAGCTGGTTGAGCCATATATTTGTAACGGAAGTAATCGTTCATTCCACCACCTACAGTTTTAACTTTACCCATTGGTAAGAAGTAGATAGATTTAGCGATAGGACCACCAGCGTAGTTGATAACGTCAGTATTAGATAATACTTTAAACGCTTTCAAGTTGTAAGTGTAACCACCGTGTTGGAATTTCTCAGCTTGTAAATCGATTTCTTTTCCATCAACCATCATACGACCAGAGAAAACACCACCAGAAGAAGGTAAGTTTTTCAAGAAGTCAGAGATAACAGCAACCGCTGGATTAGAACCTGCGATCATATATTCCATTGGAGCACGAACAGCAGTTAATTTAGATTCTAAGTCAGATAAGTCAGCTAAAGTGAAAGAACCAGCTGTAGCAACAGTATCATTAACACCATAGTTAGTGATGTAAGAATCCATACCACGAGTAGTTTGAACACCATAACCTTGAGCACCTGCTAAGTAAGAACCTACAGCAACACCTGGCTCTAAGTCAGCAAACAAAGTGTTTGAAACTTCACCTAACCACATAGCCAATGAAATATCACCACGGTGTTTTTGTAAACCTTGGATCATTTCATAAGGTAAGATGTATGGTTTACCGTTAAATTCTAACTCAATTTTAGAAGCGTTCTGAACGTCTGTAATTTTAATTGCATTACGGAAGATTTGAACACGGTTTTGTAAAGAGTTAACTGACCAACGACGAGATGGTGGTTCGATTGAACCCTCTTCTTGTGCATTTGAGAAAGCAGATAATTTGTTACCAGCAACTAAAGTTAAGTTAGTACCGTCAACAGATTGGATTGACATTTTGTTAGAAGTAGTATTGTCTCCTTTAACTTGGATACGACCTACTTTACCATTTTCAAATTTCAACAAGTCGCCAACAACTAAGAAGTTGAAAACAGCTGTAGGTAAACCGAAAACAGTGATTGTAGCAGCACCAGTAGTAACTGTAGCGCCAGTTGTGTCGATCAACTTGTATAAGTTGTCATTGTAGAATGAAGTATAGAAAGGAACCGCAGTAGCGTCTTTTTTTCCTGCCATATACATAAAATCTAACCACTCAGCATCATCTTGGATGTCAATAAGTTGGTTATAAATCTCTCTTTGGTCTAAGAGAGCCACCGCAGAGGCGGTGTACTTGTCGGTAGCACCTTGTGCACCATAGCCGTAAGTAAATGCCATTTTGTTTTAATTTAAAGTTTTAAAAAATTGTTTTTTATTTTATCCACCGAATGGTTTTCCATCGATAGCTTTTATCACGAATCCAGAGCCTCTTGAAGGAGTCTGAACAACATCTTCAGCTTTAGTATTTTTAAGCTCGTTAAACAATCTTTTCTCTCCTAGGGATTTACCATAATTGATTAAAGATTTTTCTACAGCAGCTGGGTTGTTTGCATATGTCCAAGCTTTCATCCATTTCTTCATATCCAATTGACCGTCTTGGCCAACGAATTTTTGAAAGAATTTATTTTGGTCTAATGTTTCACCCAAAAAGTCAGCGCTTTTGTCTACTTCAAAATTCATTCTGTTTTCACCATCTCCAAATTCTACAAGTCTGCTCGTCTCGAATTGCTTGTAGTCTGGTAATGAAGTTAAATGATTCTTAAAGCTTTCTACTTGTTGCTGAATTGCTTCTTGTTGAGCTTTCAACTGTGCTTCAATTGCCGACGCAGGGTTTTCAAAAGCTTTAGGTTTGTACTGAGCTTGTTCGGCTTTTAATCCCTCTCGGATCTTGTCTGCCTCAATCTTCATCATCAAACGTGCAACTCTATCTTCCTCTTCGTCTCCTGTTATTCCATACTCTTTTTGTAGAGTCTTCTGTAATATCAGATTCTTTTCTTCCTCACCTAAACTTGGATATTTAGAATCGATTTGTGTTTTCAAAATCTCTTCGTCTGTATACAAGTCGTAGTTAGTATTCGTCTTAATTAAGAACTCATCAAGCTGGTTAGTTTTATAAGCTTCGATTAATTGCTTTGCATAATCGTCTTCTTGTAAACCTAATTTTTCCCAAGGATCAAAAACAATTGGTTCTTGAGTAGCTTGTTCTTGTGTAGATACTACGCTTTCCGTTGTATCTTCTGCTTTGTAAACTGGAACATCCGTAGTTTCAGCTGGTGCGCTTTCTGCGACAGCTTGAGTTTCTTCTACCTTTGTTTCAGCAGGTGCTTCCTCAAACTGTTTCTTAGGCTGGTTGTATTGAATGCCTGGGCTTGAGTGCTCACCTTTTAATGTCCACTTTCCTTCTCCTGCAAATGGATTCTCTTGAGGAGCTTCCGCTTGTGGAGTTGCTTCTGCAACTGGAGCAGTTTGTTCAACTACTTGCTCAGTCACTTGTGCTGTTTCTTGTGTGTTTTCCATCTGTGTTTGTGTTTATGTTGTTAATCAATATATTACGCTTGACCTTGATTTTGGAACGCTAACATATCTTGCATTTGTTGTTGTTCCTCACTCATTGGCTCACCTTGTTCTACTTCTGCGCCTTCCATTTCCTCCATCATACCCTGTTCTTCTTGCATAGGATTCATAGCATTCATTTGCTCATTCATCCCTTGTTGCATCATATTTGCACCTTGAGCAGCTGGAGATTGTTGATTAGCATTTCCTAAGAAAGAAAATCCTGAAGGCTCTTGAATGTTTAATTGTTGACCTCCTGCTGTTTCTGGAGCTACTCTAGATTCTAATTCTGCTGGAACGTCAATCTCACCCATATCTTCCATTTTTCCATCTTGCATCAACTTAGTTTTATTATCTCTAATGTTAGCTGCATCTCTTTCTTTAGCTTGAACAAAAGAAGACTCAACTCTACCTGTTGCAGAAATTCTTTCTCTCTCTAAATCAAACTGACCACGCAATTCAATTAAACGAGCTTCCATATCCGCCTTTACCTTTTCAAGTTCAGACTTCATTTGGTATTCCATTTGGATAGTTTGTTGTTTAGCTTGCTCAGCTACCATAGCAGATTGTTGTTGGATCTGACCATTCATTTGTTGAGCTTGCATTGCTTCTTGTTGCTTCTTCTCGTTATTCTTTTTAACTTTATAAGCTAAGAATAATTCTGCTTGCTTAATATTTTGGATATTATTTAAACGTATAACATCATCGATATTAACCTGACCAGATTGTAAAGCAACTTTAACTAACTCGTCTAGCTTAGCTTTTTCTTCTGCTGTAGGTTTATCTACAATAGCAATACCATAAGTATATTTAGAGATTTCTTGAGAACGCTTTAATAGCTCTACAGTTCCTAAGCCCAATGAGTTTTCGTATGCCTCTCCGCCACCTCTCTTAATTACATCTTGTACACGTATGATAATAGCTTCTGATAAAGATTGAGCAAGTGCTCTATCTGAGTAGCTAATATCACTTAACGCATTGTTAGTTCCAGATGCTGCTAATTGAGCAACTGTAGTTAAGAACTTAGGGTTAGGTGTAGAACCGTCTGTAAGTTCATTTAAACCTAGAGTCTGACGAATCATATCTAGATTGTTATTAATCATATTCCAATACTCAGCGATAGCGTTACCTACACCACCTTCCAATTGGTTGATAGCTGGAGGAACTTGTCTTCCGTCTGCTGCTACTGAACGACTAACCAATACACCTCTTTGCAAGTATAAGTCAATGATATCAGAAGGGCTCATAGCCTTTCCTCCACCAGATAAACTTACTTCTTCTAAAGCTGCTAAGTTAATATTAAAACCACGTGGAACAGCTGTATTTAATTCGTGTTGTAATCTGTAGTAAGCTAATTGAATAGAGTCAGCGTAAGGAATAATTGCCTCCATACGACTGAATGTTTTCATATCAAAGAAGTCTACTGCTCCAATATGGAAACTAGATTTAGCTCTTGCTATATTAATTGGATCACGCTTAACATTCCATTGTTTACCGTAGTCAAAACAAATGTTAGTTCCAACAATCCACTTAACTCTATATACGCCTACAACTTGTTTTCTTTTAAACTTTTGTTTCTTGTTATTCGTATCTTCAAATCCAGCTCTACCAAAAACAATGTTTCCTCTTCTGTCAACTCTTTCTTCTCTAACTAAATTATCTGTAGAATAAATCTCTAGGTCTAATACTTGAACCTTTCCTTTATTCCAAAAGTCATTGTATGTACCGTAGTATGCATTACCTACTGGCATATTACCACGCCATTGGTTTGCATTTGCATACTTATAAATAAATTCAATATCTTCGTTTGACAACTCTCCATTACTCATTTGAATTAACTGAGCAACTGGAACCTCTAATACTTCACCTGCATATCTTAAATCTCTAAAGTCAGGATATGTACAGAAGTTAGATAAGAATCTTCTAGGGTCTACTCTTCTAAATCCTACTAAACCATCTTGTTCGTAATCTTTAAATATAGCAACACCATAGTCAAACTGATCTTGTAATTGTTGTCTGCGTTGTCCTTCATAATCGTTTTGGTCAAATACCAATTCAACTACTAACTCAGCCTCCATAGATGTTTTATGACGCATACCTAATTCAGCAACTTCAATACCATCTAAATCATCTGGTTCTCCAGGGTTAGCCATAATCGCTGCGCTTTCCGCTAGATCTGGTCTTCCTTGTTTTTTAAATTCTTCTCTAAGAATAGCCTTTGCTTTCATTTCAGCAACTAGCATATCCTTTTCTGATTGAGCAAACGGATCTACTGGATCTATTTGAATATCATAGTTTTGTTTCTCTAATAATCCTAAAGCTGTTCTTCTGAACTTAGGTATAATAGGCAATACAGACCAATCAACAACAAGTGTATTGTTATTAGGATCTTGATCTGGAGTTAACACTCTTTTATATCTTTCTATAGACTGACGACCTTGAGCGTATGTTTTAACCCACTCATATTTGTCTCTAGATCTATAACCGATTGAACCAAATGGTGTATCTCCGTAGGAGTTAAATGCTGCTTGCGCAAATTGCATCAACCAAGCTTTTGATTCTTTTTCTTTAGGGCTTACATCCTCGTTTGGGAATAAGGTCCTTGCATTGCTAATTATTTCTGCTGACATCTCGTCTTATTAGTTGTGTTGATATAATACGCTTTAAAAACCTAGTTTTTTGCCCAAAAGGTTGCTGGACTTCTTTCCCCTCAAGAATGGCAATACGTTTAAAACATCAATTTCTTCTTTCTTTCCGACCTTTGGATTATACTTATGGTTATTAATTAACATAAGTGCATAGCCTGCCGCCATTGCGCTATCCGACTTGGTCGTATCCCCTGGATCAAACTGAAGCCATTCCTCTATAAGCCCTTCAAACCAAACATTGTTTATATGATCGTTTATGTACTGGTCCGTTAGTTCGGCCATATATGTAGTGGTCTTTAGTGTAGCAGACAAACCTCTTGTGGTTTTATCTGGAGGCATAAAGCAAAAGTCTGCACAGCCTTTCTCCTCAAGGTAATAAATGATACCTGGCTTATTGTTCTCTATAAGCGCATTACAGCCGTAAAAGCATAAAGCCATACGTACGTCC